CCCCACCGCAGTACCACCCCCTCCTCCTTGGCAGCCGCCAACATCAACCCAGCCCAAACGTAACAATGCTCTTTTCTCCATGACACCTTACCATTTATGTAAGGAGCAATATCTACAGCATCACATAGTTCTTCTGGAAGCTCCACATTATGCTTACCATCTGGCCACTTCACTTTACTTTTGCCAGTGTTAAAATAATGATTTTGCTCAGTCTTACCCCTTACTCCCTGGATTACTGAAGCATCCATGATACCATACCCCAGTGCCCGCCAGCATACCTCCACCAATGCGGGATTGATAGTACCCAGTTTAGCCTGGGAACCTTTACCATACAAATATTCAGACATTATTCCCCCAACCATCTATGATTCATTAACTTATTCACCATGATATCCTTCCCATCTTCATCGACACCCACTTTCTTCTGACCAACCAACTCAGGGAAATTTACCAAAACCTCTGTCCTGTCTTTCCCGGCATAAGACCCTTGGATACCAAGTGCCTTCACAGCTTCTATACTCAAGGGATCACCCACTTCTGTCATCTCTGTTATCATCGTCAATGTGATGTCATCAAGAATGACATGACAAATAACCATAGTCTCATCTCTGTAGACCTCCTTGGAGTTTTTGAATACGTCCAAAGCGAGAGTATCACCATCAGGCATAAGAGTTGAATTGAAGCCTTCTGACTGTTCAGGTGTACATTTAAAGAATCTTGTTACACCCATGATACTGGCTCCTTTAAGTTAAGTCTCTTTATTTCATCATCGACTTGTTTTTCTGTGCCACAAAGAATCAGCTTTTGGGTTTCAACAACTCCGTCCCCGAAAACATCAAGGATGATTTCATCTCCGTCATATACAACTTTCCGAGTCCCTATTGCACTTGACCTGTTGTACATTACCAACGCCCCATCTTGGGTTTGTCTTTCTACTATTTCACTTTCAATCATACCTTATATTCCTTATGGAGTAGTGGTGACGGTCACACCCTCTAAAATTAGATTAGCCACAGCCGCGTCACTGGCTGCCGATCTTGGGGCGTTAGTGCCTGTTAGTGTTATTGTGCCTGATGTCCAGGTCAAGTCAGTGTCCAGGTCGATCAGGAGTTGATCTATTTCCGCTGTGGATAAGCCGCCTGGTGATACGGGACGCAAGTCAAAAGCTACTGGTATCGTGGTCCAGGTTTTGGTTATGTAGTCGGAAATCGTGTTAGATCCGGTGATAAGTAGAGAAGTCAATCCTGATGGAGCAGTTCCGATATCTCCTGAAATCGTGTTAGATCCCCTGATATCCAGATAAGTTAGCCCTGAAGGAGCAGTTCCGAGATCTCCAGATACTGTGTTAGCTCCCCAGATATCCAGATAAGTTAGCCCTGAAGGAGCATTAGTTATATCAAAAGAGATATCCGCACCTGATGTGGTCATTGTGAACTTGGTTATTACAGCACCGGATGCTCCATAGATGCTAACCACCCTGTCCCCGACAGAACCATAGTCCTTGCTATATGACTGGTCTGTGCCCGTGTATGTATCATTGGTCCCATCACCCCAATCTACCGTGATTGTTTCCCCTACTGTTGTGGAAAACGCACCCGTAATCACTTGAGTCGCATTTACATCAAAGGTGAAGATGGTGGGTGTCCATACAGGCTCCTTCAATAGTTTTACATGTCCAAAGCTCTGCCAATCAGTGGCAGTCCATCCGAAAGACAATGCATCGGCAACCGGCACCCTGCCGTTATATGGGGTAATGCTCCCTATTGAAACGTCTAAAGAGAGTTGCATCTTTTGCCCGGTATTCTCACCCCAGGTAAACCCAATTTCGTACAACTGGCCTGCAACTGGTACACAAGGAACCGTGGCTGTATTAACACCGTCAAAAGCATGAATCTCCTGGGTAGCTCCGTTGTAAAAGAGAAAGCTTCCTGCATCGTCATTAGCAGTCAGAATATTAACAACCCCGGTGACATTGGCTGTGGAGAACATAGGCATCCACTCGACAACAAGTTCACCTTGAGCCGGGGAGATTTCTTTGACTGAGATGATTTCAAATTTAAGCGTTGTGGGATTTACAGTTCTCTTGAATACTAAAATATTATCGGGGGCTGTAAATCTTTCAGTGTAAGTCCCATTAGCATCTCTGCTAATTGCCCCAGCACCACTGAACTCACTGACCTGCATAGCACCTTCAACATAATCAAAGATTCTGAAGGTAGCCTCGTATTCTGCCCCTGGTATCAGTATACCACCATCTTTATACCCTGAATCATTTAAAATAGTGGCAATGGCATAACTTGCTCCACTTATTCTCGTACAATCCCCATATGATTTATCCGTTTCATAATCAGTTAACTCCACCCCATCAGCCGCTCCGTCAAAACTATTCAGTAAATTATCTCCGCAGGCTTGCCAGGCTTGGGAGGGTTGGATTTGTTTGAGTGACACCGAAATCAACTCTGTTGTTGCCGCTGTAGTATTCCTGATATATAGCCTGTCAGCACCTGCTAACATCCTTACCGGAGTCCCATCTTTAAGTACGTTCACCGAGGTCGCTGAGCCTGTGACAGTGCTGTACGAAACAGCCATGAGATCACTTGTGGATGAGGCAATTATACTTATTTCATAATAACTACCTACAATAAGAACGGTGGATGCTGTGAATACCCCTCTCGAATTCACAGATGTTGTGAAAGAACTCAAATCGTTTATGACACAATCTATTGTTGCCTGCCAATCCGAAGTTAAGTCCACCGCTGCTGGTAGCAATTCACCCCCAACCACAGTCCAGAAATCCGAAGCAAGATCAGGCAAGGCAGAGCCGACTGGGAACTTAGGCCCAACACCAAGACCAGCAAAGCTACTGGGAACTGACAACTGCCCTGTAGTTGTGTTGATTGCAGGTGGCATGGCGTAGGGGGTTGCTGTGATATTGATTGTGTCTATGTAGACCTTTGACCAGTTAGATATGTTGTTATCTGCTATACCAAATTGCACTACACCACCACCTGTTTTTCCTATGACAGTCTTAGTGTACCTCTTTCTTTCTTCTGTTAAAGATATGTACGCTTGATTCCCAGAGGCGCTGCTACTATGTTTAATCTCATAGCCATCTAATTGTCCTCCAGGTTCTACATATGCGTAAAAAGACACTGTGTATAGTTTCCCATCGACTGTATTAATACTCTTCTGGAGGTATGACCACTGTGAGGGGGCTACAAAAGAATTAGGACTTAATACCGTGACAATGATTTCACTCCAATAAGGATCACTAATATCATTGCTCATCCCATTCAGCACCGTGTACGGCCCACAGGTACTCAGCAACCCGTCAGCACCAATTACAGGGTTGCCCTGGATCAAGGCACCACTGACCATATCCTTGCCGAGCAGGGGGCTGTAGTAGAAGGCATATTTGGTGAATTGGCGGCCTGATGGTAGGATAATTGAATCACTACCTAATGAGACTAATCCGCTGACATCTGCTTCATAAACAGCAAACATATCGTAATCTCCTTTAGTAGATCAAACCTACATAGATTTTATATCCTGCAGGAGCCAGAACGTAACGAACAGTTGTTGCTACTGGTGTAGGGGCAAAGGCCAGAGGTAAAGACACACCTTGAGGACCAAACTGACCACCTGGACCTGTATCTTTAGCAGACACCCGAAAAGAGGCCATATCTACATCCACATCAAACACAGGTACTGCCTTCTGGCATTGCAAAACAAGACGACGGCATTGCTTATGGGCAGGAATGGTGATTGGATGCCAAGTAACACCGTCTGTTACAATGTCCACGTCAGCTTCTTGTGCGTAAAACTCTTCTTGTCCCTCTGCCGCCGCTAATGCTTTTGGCATGATTAAACCTCTCTATGTTTTATTAAACTGTTTATCCCAATATTATAAGATCAGTGAAAACCTCTTCACTGATCTTTTTACTGTAAGTAAGTTTACTTATAACTCATCCTCCTTTGGATTACAAGTAGCATCATACTTAACACGTTCAGTTTTTAAACGAGTACGAAAAATCATTAGTTGGTAAACACCAGCAACAATGGCTATAATAGGGATCAACCCAGTACAGATTGTGCCAAGGATAGTAATACCAGTTGTTATGCTCATCATACCCACATCTCCCATCCGAATTGTATTGACAAGATCCTTGAGCCAACCAAGCAATAGTTTAATATTTTCAATCATTTGGTATTCCACCTTTGTCAGATACTTTGTGAGATGAATACCAGCGTGTCAATATCATTATACATTTCCTCACACATAAGGTTAATATTGACACGTAGTATACATAGAAAATGGGTAATTGTCTTCCCTTATTTTATATAGGTCTTGCAGCAGCCTCCATCGCAGCCAACCGGGTGTAATAGTCAGGAATTTCAGCTAAGTGATCCAGTGCAATTTTCCAGATCAGGACTTGCAATAACCTTTTCATTTTCATCTAACACAGATTATGTCATGGTTAGTTCCTTTAAATAAGAAAAGGCACACCCCCACAATTAAGTAGAGATGTGCCTTTTGGTTTACTAATCGTTCCCGTTGCCAGAGTTACCAGGTGCATCATCTTCTACAACTACTTTTCCCTTAGCTTTGGACTTCGATTTAGCTTTAGAGGTTACCTTCGTATCTGTCTTTGGGCTGACAGTAGACTTAACAGTGGGTGCAGATTTGACAGTTGGGTTTGATTTGGATGTTGCTCCAGCCGTGTCCCTGTTGTCAATATTGACTTCCACATTAATATTCGTGTCGGTTCCCCCGCATTTACAGATCCTCATACTGCCTCCTTTGCCGTTACCGTTGCACGGGAGGGAATTGCAAGCAATATTTACATTTTATTTACCACCACTTAGAAGAGTTTCAGACACAGATTCCATTCCTGCAAGAGGGAGGGATTCCATAAACGAGCCAGTGAACATGCTTACAGGGTTTGACCAGTTGCTAAGAAGACCTTTCGTAACACCTGGAATGGATCCAAATATCGTAGACATTCCCAAGACACTTGCAGAACCTAAAGTCATAAGTACACTAAAAGGTTTATCTACTGCATTAGTTGCCATCGTCTTTAAAACTCTAACACCATACTTGGTAAACATCAATATACCCATCCTGTTTAAATAATCAATAAACTGATGTGTGGGAGGAGCAAAGTTGATGAACTCTTCGATTGCTTTAGCGGCAGCCTCTTTCTTATCCATTTTAAGCGTTTTAACGTAATGGTCATACAAGACATGCCTTCCAACGAAGTCAGTCATTTTAACGGCATTATTGAGCAACCTGTACATTTGAGTGTCTTGGGTCAGAAGTAACTGTTTACCTGCACCAGCGATCACTGGATGTAGTTTAGCTACCTGCTTATCAACAGCTTTCTGAAACTCATGAGGGTGTCTGGTCTTACTTACGGTAGTATCTGCATCATCCATCAAGGTAGGTATTAGGCCTGATTCAATACCCTCTGTTACAGGATTCCGTGCCAATGAGTTCTCTAATCGCATAACCTCATTCTCAAGACCTGCAGTATACCCCCTCTGATCTTTAACAATCTCCAACCTCAATTTAGTCTTATCCAGTTTCTTCTTGTCAGCCTGGTATTTATTACCCATGACCAGTGCTTCCCGGGACTTCCGGAGAATAGTCATTGTAGGGATATCTTTCATTTTCAAGTTCATTAAGTTGGAACCCATATTGGCCATTGTAACAAAACCAGTCTTCACAACAATCGTGTTCTTTGCATACGCAGCAGTTGCTGAGGCAAACTGCTCTGCATTATGCAAAGATGTAATACCTGTTGAACCAAGAGGAATAGCTATAGAATTAAAGGTTGCCACCATAATCTTCTCGTATAGATTACGTTCTTTTGGATCCTTGGTAAATGCCTCCGTAGTGGAGTACTGACGATAACCAAATACTAAGGTCATAACATCTTTGGATACCTTTATAGATTTCCCTCCCCACTCCCTACGGATATCAGCTTTCATCTGATCAGGGAAAAGATAGTAGAGTTCTACCAGTTTTGGGTCTGTAGCATCAGGCCCAATGGTTACATAGGAGTCAGGTTTAGCTTTGTACTCTTTGTCATATAACTCTTTCAAAGCAAGAACTACTTCAGTATTGACAATAGGGCTCCTCTCCTTACCAATAACTTGACCCGCCATTGAACCAAGAATAGTCTCATAATCATTTATCTTTTCAAGGACACCATCTTTGGTTGATTCGGACATGGTGTAACGGTAATCGGTTATGTTACCCAGACCATCAACAATAGGGTCAAACACATTACCGACATCGCCAGGAACAAACCCAGGTTGGGTCATGCTTTCGAGCTTGGCCCACTTCTGCTTCATAATATGCTGCTTATTCTTGGCTCCTTGAATAGTATCAATATCTAACTGGTTATTGAGATCCCTGGTACTTGTACCCTTGGCTGCATTATTCTGGAAACCAGTCATAGTCGCTAACCTGTCATTTACCCGACCAATCTTAGAAGTGTAAATAAACATAGGAATGTCTTTTGTCAGATCATCATCGTCCCTGCCTACAGCCGTACGACCACGGGTATAACCAGCAGCGATCATAATCTCCTCATCGGCGAGGGTACCGTACTCATACTGGATACGGGTGTTGAGTAACTCTTTAGTATACCCTTTCTCCATTAGATACTCATTATCCCCAAAGGCTTTCTTCTTTGCCTCTTCCTTTAGATGACTGTGTAGGGACAGGACAGCCTTTACTCCGTCTGCATCCTCTACCATCAACTTAGCTACAGTCTTCTTATGATCGGCTGGTGTGTACTGAAGAGCATACAAACTAATCAGTTTAGACACCAAATCGTCTGCTTTTGCTTTCTCCTCGGTAGTCATCTTCAACTCCAGGGAAGTATTCTTCCCTTCTACAATTACCTTGGAGGAGCGGAAGTATATCTCATTCTTTCGACCAGTCCCTGTAGCCATTCTGTGTCCGGCTGCATCTGACGCTGCTCTGTAGTAATCAACATACTGGTTCAAATCCACACCATCTTTACCGACTGTCCTCATCTCCTTAATTGTATCGAGTATTGTTTTTTGTAATTCTGCAGAACTCTGGAGAACCTTCAGCAGCCTGCCTTTTGGTAGTAGTTTATTTAACACAGTAGCATCTGTCTTCAACAGTACTTTGGTAACACCCATGGACTCATCCTGGGTAAGGTGTTTCTTTGTATCTTCAGACTGGTTACGAAGAAAAGCCTCCCTGGCTACAGATTCTGTAATACCAGTATGAGTAGTCCTGGCTCCATCAACAAATACGGCTGCCCGGTTAAGAATTTCGTATAGCGGAGTCAGCCTATCTGTTCGTCCTTTAAGCTCAGTTACTAAGGATTTGAATATACCCTCATCCATTGCTGACCATTGAGCATCCAGATCCCTCATAAGCTGTCCAAGTATGGAATCGGAATCTTTCATAGATTCAGTCATACCTCGCAGACCAGTAGCTAATCGTGTAACGGGCATACTGACAAAAGCATTCTTAATCCATTGATTACCTTTATCGTATGCTTTTTTTGTAATTGGATCCAATCTACTGGATACAGAATCAATTAGGTTATTCTTATACCTACTCTCAACCTCACTTAGCCTGGCAACCAAAGACAGCAACTCTTGATTTACATCAGTTCCAGTCCTACCACCACGTATGGTCCCAGTCCAGAAATCCATGATCTTCTGGAATACATTGATCAGGGTCTGCTGGATGTTATCACCTTTCATATCACCCCAAGAAGACTTGGTGTACTTCGCCCTACTCATAGTAACAGTCTTCAAGAAGTTACCAAAAGTCTCATTGGTAGCTCCAAAGGCAGCAAACTCCTCCAGATGGTTAGAGAACCTTTTACTGGACTCAATACCAGTTGTTGGGTTTATTACTTTCTCTGTCCGGACTGCTCCAGTTCCCAGGAAATACTCATACCTCTCTTTGGCTGCCTGTACCTCGGGAACATAAGCAGGATCTTTAATGTTTATACCGGGTCTACTTAGGAATAGCCTAAAACCGTCACCATCAGGGTACTTCTCTGCGATCCCTTTCATAGTAAGGTCATACAAGACACCTACCTTGTTCCGGAGTCCCTCATCATTCTTTAAACCAAAGAGTGTGATACCATGGACCAACTCATGAGCATAGACCTCACCTGTAGACATTCTTATTCCATGGTTCAGTGCACCGGATACAGGAGCATTAACCTGACTCGTGATAAACATATCATGCTTACCATTAGGGTCGAATACGAACTTACCCTCGGATTCTCTGTAACCATCTTTGATCATGTGCAACTTGACAGGGTTCATTACCTTCTGAACAACATCGGCCATTAACCCCTTAAGGTGATCGTAGTGAGACTGACTGTCTTTAACAGCACTGTCACCCTGCAGAATATCGTATGTATCTACCACATTCAGTTTATTTACTTCCTGATGCAGAGTATACCTTGCTTTGTCTGTGGTGAGGGTACTATCAGCCTTACTACCCAAAGTATTCTGAGGAGAAGTATCTTTAATGTCCTCCATCTTCCCCTGAATAATATCAATGATACTTTGTAACTGCCCTTGCTTGGCCTTGGTAATATCACCAGGTTTAACACCAAATATCTCTTCTGCAGGTTTGTTACCTGTCAGGTACTCTCGGCTTGCATACGCATACTGGGAGGCTCCAACCAGTTTACCGGCCAACTCGTCCCGCTGAGCGATATTAGAAAGCAGGGTTCCGTGAAGGTAATTCTCAATATTATCCTGAACATTAGTAGGTAAACCTTCAGGATCACCTTCAAGTATTGCCTGTACATCCATGGGTGCTCTGTCAGCATACTGAGTAGAGTCGGCAAACATCTCTTCTTTGGTCATGGGAACAAAAGTACCAGGCTTCTTAGTAATAGGATCAATAGCATCTTCATCATACTTCTTGCCTATGGATAGCTCTTTGAGTTCCTGGTATAAGGCCTCTTCAATATCCAGACCGATCTCTGCAGCTTTCTCTTCAAACCTCCTTTTGCTTGTAAGAAGAAGTTCTTCAACTACCCCTGCAATAGAGTAGTTTGAATTGATATCCACAAAGATTTCGTTGGCTTTATCAGCCAGTTCAGCTCCCATGTTTGCACCGATGGTAAACCCATCATGGTTGTTAAGGAAATCAAAGTGCTCCATAAGCCGATTGGCCACTGCTGCATCCATAGACTGCACCATAAGAACAACACCACTTACACCTGGATCCTCCAGTCGGTTATACTTCTGGGAGTAGGCGATCTTCTGACCAACTTTACCTTTACCTTTATCCTTCGCTTGGTATTGTTGAATTACATCATGACCCTCTTTGTAATCCTTGGTTTTGTCCCTTTTTGCTATAGGCATCACACCACCATTTGCACTGCGTACCTGGGGATAGAGATCCCTAAGATTAGCATCAATTGCCTCCATCTCAGCAACTGTCAAGAACACTTTCTCTATCTCAATAGGCTTGTCTTTACCCCACTTCTCATTCACTGCTTTATCAATGTATGCTTTCCGCATCACATTATAATAAGCAGTGGCCATGCTCAGTGCATTATTGACATTACTGGAGCTATCTTTAATGGGTTTGAAAACACTGATAATAGCGGCATATAAGGCAGGCCCTTCATTCTTCACCACATGTGCATGTATCTTCTTTATTGTATCCTTGGATAATTCAACATTAACAAGCTCGTCTAAACCCATTGTGTCTATGGAATTCTTGTGAATTAATGGGTCACCGTTGACAAAGATAAGTTCACGGTTAACGAACTTCATTTCACCGGACAGTACAGATACCTGGTAACTGATCTCTTTTAGTGTCTCCCTTGCCTTAATTACCTCATCAGCAGTTTTGGCTGTGGCCAGTGCAGCAATGTCTTCATGGATCTTCTCAATAATAGTATTAATCAACCCTAATGTGAGTTTTGTTTTACCCATACCATACATAGTCTTCATGGTAGGGTGCTTGGATAACTTCCTCATATCCTTGGAAACATTACCAGTCTCAGCATCAATTGGTGAACCAAGGAAATACTGTATAGCCTGCATTCTCGCAAGTGCACCGAGTGCGGCTGCCCGTTTGCCAGGAGTCTCGGCTGTGTCACTTCTATCAGACAGGAACTCTTGCTTATTTATCAGGGTATAAGCATTTGCGAAACCAGTAATTTGATACGCATCATGGTTCAGTGCCTCAGCAAGATGCTCGGACAGGTCCCATGACGAATCACCATGAAAACGAAACCCACTTGTCTGCAAAGCAGCAAGATGGAGAAGAGGCTCAAACCCTCCTCCCATTAACTGCCATCTACCGAATGCAGAACCATTGGCTGTACCATCAATCTCAATGGTCATAAATGTTTCAAAGTCTTTGGCTCCAGACTCCACGGCTGTCTTATATGCAGCATACTCTACCAGTGCTTTAAGAGACTGTGCTTGCACCTTTCCGATCTTTACAGCAGCAACTATGGCAGCCTGGTCTTCTGCATTTATGGCAATACCATTTTGGTCAGTCTCATTACCTAATTGGGTCATAAGGTCAGGCTGTGCCTGCCCGGGAACCACCGGAGAATCATCCAGTTGAGTTTGGAGTTTCTGTAATGCCTTGACTGCTTTAACTATTTCGTCTGATGCCATAAGTTTCTCAGTTGCATCTACCGTCTCAAATAAACCCCCTTCTTTGGTAAACTCAAGGTCCATGTACATACCAACACCCAGCATGAATGCGTAATACTGATCATTGTTTCCTATGGTGACTTTATGTTTCCAGGAAGCCATGTTGTACAGGGACCGGTGTAGTTTATCGCCCTGAAGAGTAATGGAAGATGCTTGACCCATTCTCTCTTGTTTCCATGCCTCGGAAGGGATAAAGAACTCAGAATCCGTACCATACTCCTGTTGCCATGCATCCAGCAGCCAATTATTTACTGCCTCCATACTTCGGAGAATACCTAAGTCTTTACCCTTATTGGTTTCTGCGAGACTAACATGAGCTGGTTTATCACCAGTATACCCCAAAATCTCTGCTCTCTGATCTTCACCAAGAAAATAAAATGCATTCATTACTGGTGCATTAGCCACTATCGGGCTGTTCATATTCTTGATCATGTTACTGGATTGTTCCTCAGTAAACAGACCACCTGCTTTCTTAGTACGTAACCGTTCACCCTTCTTGAAGTTAAACTTGCCCCAACTATAATCCTTTCTACTGGGTTCACCCTTAAAGATAAGATCCCAAGTATGTTTTGAACCATGAAAAGGAGACATATAATCCTCTTGCAAGGTTTCGTGCGGAACTCGGGTAGCATCTTTAGCAGACCTGGGTTGAGATGCAATTTTGTAAAAGCTTACTGTACCTCTACCTTTAAGTGCCTCTAACTGGCTTTCAGTCTCTGTTATACGTGCCTTACTAATATCCTTTTCACGTAAAGCCCTCTCCAACTGGGACCGAGTAGGAGCTTTAGGATCTACGAAGAAGTTGTTCTCTAACCCACTAAACTTTGTTTTATCAGGATCAGTCTGCTCATTCTTTAAGCCCATCAAACCATTGGTAATTGCTGATGCTGCTATTTGTACTTTTTTATCAGTACCTGGGATTGTTATCTCACCACCACCTGTAATGACCTTAGTCTCTTTAAGAAAGTGCATATACTGCATAGTGGCAATGGCTTGTAAACCCAAAGAACTAACCAACCTTTCTTTGAAGTCGAAGTCTGCACCAGAAGCAATGTCAACTTTGAGTAAGTCAAATATATCCTGCCCTAACTGGTCTTTTAGATAATCTTGTTGAGTACCAAGCTGAGTAAGTAACTTCCTTGCACTATCTGATACAGGATCTTTACTGGGGGTACCCATGATCCCATTCATAGCCCGATCATCATTATACAGCGTGGATGATCCTTCGGCAGCAATGAATTTAAAGGAGGCAGCCATCATAGCATTGACAACTGCAGGTGACAGTTTACCTGTTTTCTTGTTTACAAAGTGCTGAATAGGGTCATTTTCGGTGAATAAGTCACCCCGGGTATCCATCTTCTTTTGGAACTGTTCCTGGGTAAGTTCCTTACGTCCCTTTGTATAGGCGATACCTTTGTTCAAAAGTAGGTTATCTGCTTCTTGAGGGGAGAGTCTCTTCCCTTTTTGGTTATAGATAACCCCTTCTAAAATCTTTGCTTTAAATATCTGGTTATGGTTGGCCTCAAACTTACGACCAAACCGGTTAATAGACTCAGCCAGTACCTGAGCATTTTCATCATAAGGATTCTTTTTAGTGAAGATCCCTTGTGTCTTGGATAGTATATTTTCACGGAATTGATCCAAGAGTACAGGGAAATGCTGTAGCATCAAGTTTACGTTTTTCTTAAGTTTTTTGGCTACAACAAATGGAGTGCTTTTAGCTAAAATAGTATTTGCTGCCGGACCATCGGCTACGTCTACCTCATCCTGAGTGCTCGGCTGCGCCTGCGCCACAGGAGTGAGAGACTCTGCCTCTTGGTCCTCGGGAGTGGGAGGGAGAGGAGAATCGATATAATCCTCTTCATTGATTTCAGCAGCAGGATCGACATACAGATCTTCAAGAGTATCTGCTTTAGACTGACCCGTCCCAGCTCCCGATTGTTTGGGAGTGGAAGGAGCATCCCCATCAACCTGCTCAGTCCCGGCAGGTTTTGATGTAACAGGAATTTGAGTGCCGGACTGTACAGGAGGAGAATCCTGCTTTGCGGCTATCTCTGTCGAAGAAGGCCCATGAACCAATGTATTACCAAGAGCCATAGCAGCTTGGACTACTTTAGCATCATTAATTATTTGTTCAACTAATCTACCTGAACCAGTATGAATATTATAAGGCTCTACTCGTTCTTTATTATACTTATCCATCTGTGCCTGGGCAGCCGAATTCTCTGGTGCGCCCTGGGCAGTCTCATAAACACTTTGGAATGTGTCAGCCTTAAGCTGTACAGCATCAACATGTTTCTTTAATTTAGCAAGTCTATTGCTTGCTACCCTGGGGGTACTTGCAGCAGCAATACCTTGGAGATGGTCATCAGTACCAACAAAGTCAATACCACCTTCTTTGATATCCCGGGAAACTTGTTCCATCTTCTTACCTTGGGCTTTCTCAGCAACAGTCTTGGTATTGACATATGCTTTAACCTGCTCAAGTACTGTTTTTGTTTCTGGGGTAGTAGCAGATTTACCTATTATGTCATCAAGGGCAATACTGTCAGATTCAGAAAGGAATGCTCCACCATGGGAACCGAATATCTCTTTTACAGTATTTATTGCACCTTCATCATTACTATCCTTCATCATAGTCCGGAGCTGTTCCATCAACTCTGGAGCTTTGGTCTTATCAGCTTTCATACTTTCCAGCATGGTTTTTACTTTAGGCTGAAGAATCTCAAGGGAATCCAGTTTACCCATAGCAGTATCCAACCTATCCATCTCTTCCTTGGTCGGAGTCTCTTTAGCAACAAGGGCAGTAATCTCCTCATCTAAGGAAGTCATCTGATCATACATTTTATCATAGGCTACACTGGCCTGCTCATAAGTGTCAGCCTGCTCAGCAGTGGTTACGCCTTCCTCCATATTCTTCTCTTTAAGAGCTGCTATCTCAATACCTGGGGAATAAGTTGATTTACTTGGATCATTGTACGTAGAAGCATCACCGGATTCAGCAACCGTGGATACCTTGTCCTTGTAACCAAATGTCGTCTCTGGAGTACTGAGTGCTTTATTGACTTTCTTTTCTGCTCGGGCTGCCTTACCTTCAGGTGATAAAGCTTTCTTGATACTACCGGCTGTCTTTACTGAAGACTTGGTTCCATATGCTGCCTTATCAACAGCAGTCATAATAGGACCTGCTCCAACTGCACCCAGTGCCTCACCTAAAAGGTTACCAGCATCTAAACTATCTCCAGCAGCTAATTGACCTATACCTTCACTGACCACTTCGGATCCAATCTGCTGAGCATATGTTTTGGCTTTACTACCCAGAGTTGCTGAGAAGGAACGTGGTTTCATGAATCGAGGTGCCAAAGCATCAACTGCTTCCCTGGTGACATCTTGACCAGCACCCATCAATGCTTTTCTGGCTTCTTTCTGTCCTTGTCGAAAAGGGGCAGTTGCACTCCTACCAATCATGGGACCCATAAGAGCATCAGACAACGCAGTACCGACAGCTTTGAGATGTGCCTTCTTGGTGGCCATAGCCAGCCATGTCTCATCTTGCTGTAAGGACATTATGTTTTCTACAGTAGGTAGGAGCCTCCTCTTATTTAACTCTTTTGTGACCTCTTCTTCAAACCTGGCACCAGCTTCAGGCCCTAATGCTCCAATGAACGCACCAGTAACACCGCCAGGAATACCACCCACTGCTGATCCTGCCAATGCACCTGCCATAGAAGGAGCAGCAAATCCCAGGGACTGGGCACCGAGAAGCAGAATACCTGCAGGATTATCAACAATCTCCTTTAACCCACCAAGAACCGCAGAAAATACTACTTTACCTGTTTCCGTAAACCCCTCAGCCTCATCATATTCCCTGGTTGTTTTACCCAATAACTCATTAACCGATTCTGATTCACTGGGTATATAGTTTAACTTTTTCCGTTTAGCAGCAGCAGCCAACGTGACAGCAGTCTGTTTACTATCCATACCGGCATCCAAGGCCACAGTCATGGCATCTTTTACCATATAACCACTCTCAACAAGTGCCCCGCCCAGGTTCTCACTAAAGGACTTTTCTCTGCCCTTTTGTGCAACCCGGATATTTGGCCCTAAAGGGTGTTTGATATCAAAAGTAGACTCAATATCAACCCTTTCTTGTTCAGTTGCACCCGCATAACCAGTATCTACAACATTTGCTTCCCATGCTGAGCCGGTTACGGCTTCCTCAGCCCGTTGCTGTGATAACTGATCAGTTCCTTTGTATGCTGGGGAATCTTTCAGTTCTTGTAAAGTAATTGGCATAGCTCTCCTATTAAATTATTTAAGCAAGGTATAACCCAAATTTGGTAAAAGACAAAGGATTATTGTTTACCATGTACATAGTCGGATATACCAGAACTCCGTAAAGCTTTAGTTATCGTACCCATCATGGCTTTTGTGTATTCAGCTTCGGATAACTGTGCTTGCCTATGTTTAGCTTTACTGGCTTCTCTTTGTTTTGCCCAAGAAGCCTTTATTTTATCAATAGCTTCTTTTACTTTAACCTGGTCTTCTTCAGTTTTGACAATATCTCTCTCAAGAGTGGTGCCCAGTGCTTTCAATATATTATCTTGTGCCTTAATAGAGTTTAAAATATTAGGAGTATTCTTTACCTCGTTTTCAGTTACATTTTTTACTGACTTCAGTAGTTTTATCTCTGCAGCTCGGTTGGCTATAGCTGTTTGTGGTGGGTCAACAGTTTGCCCAGCAGCAGCAACTATAGTAGTCTTCCCTTTACCGCCAACACCTTCAATGACTTTCCCAGCCTCAGTATTTACATCAGTCTCGGGTGTCTTACCCTTACTCGGGTTGACAGTAAACCCAAATGGTTGAACTTTGGTTTTACCACTTCCGAGTAGACTCTTTGCAGAATCACGTTCCCATGCAGCAGCAGCAGTGCGGAAACCTGAATTCTGTAGCATATGCTCTGACTGTTTAGAAGCACGTTGTACCTTTAACTTTTTAGCGGCAAGAACATCCCTGTTCATCTTACTGACCATAGCCTCAAAGGTTTTGTTGTCAAACTTCATTGTACCTGCACCACCGCTTCGGCGAGCAAATTGTTCAGCAGTAAAAATGATACCGGCTGCCTCATCACGAGTTAGACCACCATCCAGTAGTAAACGGTCCAATCTGATTCTGACTGTATCACCAACTTTAGTACCTGTCTGCATATCAGGACCAGCCCACAAAGCATTTACTATGCCAGCAGCAAGTCCTTTCTCATACGTGGCCTCTACACCTGAGCCTACTCCCATAGTTGCATTGAGTTTGGCTACTGCACCTTGGATTTCTGGAGATGGGGCCAAATCAAGAGCCTCAATTTGGGCATCAAGAATACCCAATTCGCTGGCTTGCCTTTCTTTAAGGTCGATACCCATATGTGTAATCTGCTTAACAGCAAATTGATGATCAATCTTTTCAGTTGCAGTCATACTGTTAATTGATGACTCAATGGCTTGTGCTCTTGCATATGCATCTTCTCGCTGATCTTCAGGCAAAGTAGCAATGTATTGTTTAATCTCATCTAAGCTTTTACCAGCAGTGACATCTGTCATGATTTTACCAGCAACTTGATCAAGTGCCTTTGTCCTGACCTTTTTAAGCTTAGCCTCATCTCTGACCTCATCATCAAACCCGCCCTTCATTAAACTCTGAGCTTGGGATCTGGCACGGTTACCGTCAAAGGAGTTGCCATGAATACCTTTCTGTTCAGCAATGTATTCTTCAATCTCAGCGTTACTACCAAACTTTTTTCCCCTCATTACCTCATCGGTAACTTTCTCAGTCTCTGCTTTGTACTGGGCCTGATTGACAACATCATCTTTCATATAATTAGCTGCCGAGGATTTAATATACTCTTCAGACGCACCCAACTCTCTGAGTTTAGCTTCATAAGCCTGTGTTCCAGCAAGAGAAGAACTGGCCTCATCACCAGCAGTTTCACCAGCAGCCATAGCCTCTCCGGAAGCAGTAGTCCGGAGATCAGCCTGTTGCTTTGTCCTTGCTGCTTCGGCTGCTACAGGATCATACCTGACACCAAGCCTTTCTTTGGCTGCAGCATCATCGAATTGCCCTGATGCCTTCATCTGATTATATTCTAAGAGGGAGCCAGCTTTCTGTCGTGCCTGCTCCTCAAGGTTCAGATTCACACCACCCTGCTCATAGTTCTGATCAGAGATGTCTTGGGCTTCTCTACGCAATCGTTGTAAGGGATCAAATGCACCCATGGCGGTTTTTACACCGCCTTCCATAGTCTCACCGGCAGCGTCACCGCTTATGGTTGCTCCGACATTCTTCCATGTAATTGGGGTTGCCATTAACCTACCATCCTATTTTGGGCCATATACTCGTCTGTTTTCTGATATGGGTTAGAGGCTACACGATCACCGCCAGCACCAGAGTACCGCCTGTCTTGTCTGTCTCTGATATTCGTATTGTAGTTCTGAACCTGTGCACCAAAGTTCTTACCGAACTGACGCTTGGCTTCAGCAAACTGATCCTTTGCCAAACCCAATTGCCTATTACCCAGGTACATACCAGCACCAGCCAGCAAAGCACTAAGACCGAAGTTACCCCAACCCTGTTTACTCATACCAGTATTAGGGTCTGTCTTGGTCAACCAAGTACCACTATCCATTGGTTTGTCCTGTAAGAAATCAAATATACCCATAATTGTCACCCCTCTATTAAAGTTTTTTCCATTGTATATTGTTATGCCTTTATGCGAAAGACATTTCTAAGGTTTATACAGTCATACCATAATTTTGTAGCCCTGTCGATTCCTCAACTGTAGGGAGAGTTAGTGCAATGGTATGATACTGGGGAATGATATCTAACACCACCGTACCTATATTACCAGTATGGATAGTCAAGGCATAAAACATTTCAGGACTCCCACTTAATGGATGTGGATTAAAACGATTTGTCTGGGCATAGAGGAGATCTCCCCCTAATGGATCAACTATTAACAACTCCTGAGCAGCTTGCAGTTTCTCCACCTGCTCTGAGGAAGTTAATAGGAATTGATCGTACTCTTGCCCGATATCCTCGATCTCATTCTGTAGTTCTATTGTACCTGCTTCGATCAAACTTATAGACATCTTCAGGCACATCTGAGCTGTACCTACTGAATGGGCCATTGGGTGTGCTTGACCCATGTAAATTGAAATTGCTGCAACCGCAACTCCAATGATCGCCATCCACTCTGCACCGATTTGTGATGCTAACCAGGAGAAGCCTGCTTTCATAGCTGCACCAAGTATGATCGACATAACCACAAACTGAACAAAGGCCTGTAAACTGGCAAAGGCTCCTGCAATAGCAGGGCTTAAAGTACCCCAACTGAGGTAGATGATAATGGCCATAACGATAAAAGATACTACCCTAAACCAACCAGTTTGATACCATTTCTCCTTTACAAACTTAACACTGTTCATCACCAGTTGTAGCGATTCCTCGTACAAGGCGTTTCTCTTTAATATACCGAGATTCATAGCAATATTATAATCAACAGGTATGATCAGATTGTGCTCATCAGGATCGTCTATCACATTCGTGAGTGTGGTGTATACACTCTTATTCTGGTAAATAAGATTTGACTGCTGTAAACCCTCAACCTCTACATACTGGTAAATATTATCAGTAATCTGTAGTTTCAAAATAAGTCTGGACTTATCCCACTTACTCCTATTAAAAGCAAACATATTTGTTCTTACATAATCATTTGATAATCCTTGACGAACATAATCTTTGGTGGCAAAACCCTCCTTAGCTGGCTTCTCAACAGTTCCAATGTTACCTACCCGTAATTCAGATATGATCCAATTATATGACACCCTGATGTCCAGGCCATGCTCGACCAGAGAGACTGATTCCGTATCTACAACATGTTGGTTAATAATTGTGTAGGAGTCTTTATGATAAATTATCTTCTTTTGTAGAACAGCCTTTGCTGTAGCGATTTGTGATCGGTCAACGATACCTGACTGAATTGCCTTATCAGCAAGTTTATCAAAGAAGTGAACCAAGTAGGTAATACTACTCTGCTCCACTGTCTGCATATCAATACCAAACATGACATAGGCATGATCAATATCAGGACTACTCTCATTAGTATTGATTGCGTCAGCAATGTCAAGGATATTTATACCCAGCTTATCCAGTAACACTTTACTGGTCTTGTATAAGTCAGTATCTTGCTTAGCTACGGAACACAGATCCACATTGTCATACCGTATGGGTATGACAGGTAATCCCGAGAAGGCATCCGGAACATCTATTGCATTATCCAATACCGGATAGGTTTTATTTCCGACAGCATAGTACCAGGTACGCATAGTAGGATCAAAACCATCAGTAGTTATCTTCTTATAACGCACAATATAGTGCTCTTTACCTATGATATAACCAATGGGTAGTGTAAAGGATTCGGTCACTTCCAGAGTTGCGAAGATTCCAGGGGACCAACCCCACCTATACTGTGCTGTTAGTATATCACCCCTACCAGTCGGGAATGAACCAATATAGTTATTAGTAAAGCTATCCTGCCAGCAGGTTACAGTATACGTGATGGTCGCTACTGTACCAGCGGCATTGGGCACAAAATCAGTCAGTACGCATGTGTATGAGGTGGGTTTGTCAGGAGCAGGTCCAGTGGGTAATGTAGCAGGTGGTAGGACACTAATAGTGTTTTTTACCTCATCCCAACCACGAGTGTTGTAGAGGTAATCACGTACCAAGTGATAAGGTATAAGAGGCTCAACAGTAGTATGATCCACTACCACTCCTAAAGGATAACCGATATCAGTAGCAATAACTGTAGCCATTGTAGAATCGGCCACTTCCACAGCAGCCTTAAAATTACCTGAAGGTAGTCCTAAAGTGTACGTTTCTTTGGCGTATTTGCGAGCTAATTTAACTTTATTAGACATACCAGAAAGTACCATGTTTTTAAGCACGGCACTGATAGGTGTTTGTGAATAGATAGCCAGGAGCGTGTTCGTGGCTACTGCGTCCGGATCTGTTTCCCCTAACTGGTAAGCCGTAGAAGAAACATAGACCCTTGTTTTACGGCTGAAAAAACCCATGTTTACTCCATTGAGAAAGGGGGATCATCTGACCCCCCATTATTATTTAGACTGTCACACCTGCCTTCAGTATGGCAATTACAGAACCTAATGACGGATCATCCAAAGCGTTGCCCACATGTGTGACACCCTCTAAATCTACATATGATGATGCGGTTCTCTTGGCATCACCAGATGCGGCATCAATAGACCAAGCCTCTGTAAGAATCTTAGCTGCCTTCTGTTCAGCATCCCGGGCAAACCCATTAGTCTGTGCTTCAAAAAGGTTTTTCTGTTTACCGATTACACCACTTACAGGATATGGTACACCCATACTGCCGACAGGTTGCAGAACCCCACTTAGATCATGGAGAGAAGGTACCTCGTCCATCGTTTGTGCGACTTCTGTAGTGCCTTTATATCTCAGTAATAGTTGCTCAGCTTTAGTCTTATCTTTCGCACTTTTAACAAGCCCACTTACAGGATATGGTATACCCATAGTATCTACCGGTAAAAGGTTACCCGAAAGATCATGGAGAGCAGGTACTTCGTCCATTGTCTGGGCAACTTCTGTAGTGCCTTTATACCGTATTAATAGTTGCTCTGCTTTTAACTTATCTTTTGTACTTTTAACAAGTCCGTTTACAGGATAGGGTACACCCAAAGTCCCTACTGACAAGAGGTTACCCGAAAGATCATGGAGAGCAGGCACTTCGTCCATTGTCTGGGCAACTTCTGTAGCGCCTTTATAAGCTAAAAGTACCTGCTCTGCTTTTAACTTATCTCTTGTGTCTTTAACAAGCCCACTTACAGGATAGGGTACACCCAAAGTCCCTACCGGTAAGAGGTTACCTATAGCGTCATGTACAGCAGGTACTTCATTCATCGTTTGTGCGACTTCTGTTGTTCCCTTATAAGCTAAAAGCACCTGCTCAGCTTTAGCCTTATCTTTTGTACTTTTAACAAGCCCAGCTACAGGTATATTGACACCCATAGTATCTATAGATAAAAGATTACCTGAAATATCGTATAAAGATGGCACTTCGTCCATCGTTTGCGCGACTTCTGTTGTTCCCTTATATCTCAGTAATAACTGCTCAGCATCCGCTTTCTTGATTTCTGATGCAGCCAAAGTCTTCTCTAACTCTAGCTTCTCTTTCTGGAGAGCAACCAGACCCTCAACAGTGGTATCACCATTGAAGCCAAGACCCAGTGGGATGGTATTGTCAGTATTAGCCAACTCGGTAACTGTCTTCTGTCTAACCAAGGCAATCTCAGCCTGTATCTTTTCCTCCTGTTGGAAGTTTAAAAGGAACTGAACTGAGGCCTGCATTACACTATTAAGCATACCCAGATATACCGTGGTGTATTCCTCACCAGTAATCCGTCCTGCTTTATACTCTTCCAGTAAATGAAGTTTATTGGTATTCATCAGGACATCGAAGACACCAGTACCCGGCAGACTTTGTGATGTCAACCGTGCAACATCAGGAACCTTAGTGGCTGCATCAGCCACCAACTGAATTTTATCAATACTTGTTGTCATGGCTCAATCCTTAATCAATACTATGGTTAAGTGCCTGGCGAGTAGCCAATTCCTTCATCTCTACAGGCTTCAAGTGGTCAAGCAACTCAACAGCAAACTCTCTAACCAGTCCGGACTTAATTCCCCAAGCTCCGTTGGGTAGTCTGACTTTCTTGTGCTGTTGATACTTCCGATTAACGAGAACCTCGTAGATCATGTAAGGGACATGGTAACCGTCTTCTGCTTCGAAGGGTACAAACTTTTTAATTGAACCAGTGATAGAATTACCCACATCGAAGACTTCGCCAGGCCATTGAGTCTTATCAGGGTTCATGCATGTGAGTCTGATCCGGACCAGTTTATTTGCCTCTTTACGTAGTTTGGTATGGTAGAGAGCCAGCAACTCTTTCTTTGTTTTGGTTCTCTTGGCTGGCTCGGCCTTTGCAGGCTCTTCAACAACCGGAGGAGTAACCTCTTCAGCAGGTTTATCATCGGGATCGGGCTCACCTTTAAGGGCTGCATTGACCTTGGCTTTCAACTTATCCACCCCAATTTTAGGGTGATGTGTGATACCCATGGTAGCTGCCCTGGCTTTCAGGGAGGCCAACTCATCAACTGGTTCAAGGGCATCATCTGTGGGTTCGTCAAAGGGACTCGGATTTGTATACTTTTTTTCTAAATCGGTCATGGGTGTGATCTCCGTTTAAATGTTCTCTTCTTTGTATCGCCACGCAAACCCACCATGAGTTTTGCGTTTACCTCTACATACTACAGTAATGTGTGCTGCAGTCAATCCTAAAACTTCTGCTGCTTGTCCGGCAGACTCAAATTCCTGTATGAACACATACTGTGTAATCGGTTTTTTTGCTACTCTAAACTGTAGTACTGGCCTACGTTTAGTTGTTTCTCTTGAATTCTGTGAAAGAGTAACCCATCTACAATTCTCTTTACAGTAATTCTTACTACTATCTTCCCGGTCTATTGTTAAGCCTTCTACATATGCATCACCCATGTCTTTCCAAAATCCTGCGAAGGTATCCCAATCAGGATCTACTATAATACCTTTGCCACCGTAGATATGGTACTTTACATTCTTAGGGTTATTACACCTTTGCCTCATACTCTGCCAAACGTAGTACTGTTTGGTATTCGAGCAACCATGAGTGACATTCTGAGTCCCTCTACAGTCTTTACATGTATTTTGCTTTATGCCCCTACTGGTCCGTATTTCCAACTGCTTTAAACAAACAGGACACTCAAATAATGAGTAACTTTTGGTACTACACGTACCCTTGATACCTAATTTTGTGATCTCTCTCATTGTAGTTATACTCCCTTCAGATTATTAGTTGTCTTCCAGGAGTATATGTAACCTACAACTTACTTAGTGTCAAGCATTATGTTTACCATTGAGCAACAGACCATGTGACAGCAAGTCGCTCTGGTCTCAAAAGCATAAAGCCATAATACCATTTGATACTCATGAACCCAAGCTCACCGTAAGGATCTTCTCTGGTGGCCATACCCTCACCCGGTTTCTTGTGATAGATTTTAAACTTCACAGATTTTCCGGAGGTCTGGAAACCAATTGTAGTAAAGGACTCATCACCGATTACCATCAAAGGATAGGCATCATACTTACCGTTGGTTACACGGTATCCAGCATTTACGCCTTCAAGAATACCAACACCTGCGTGATGCATCATCTCAGGAACAACAATGATTTTAAAGTGACCGACAGTACCGATCTCCCCATTTACAATGTCGGCTGCAGCCGCATAGTTCTGAACAGGAATGAATGCAGCGTTATCAAAATGATCTTTCATCTTCTCGAAAGTAGTCTGCATTTCGGAACCGATGTACATCAAACGAGTGGCAGCAACTGTCCGGGTATCAACCATTCGTGACCCGGAGATCAGTTTGGTTGCTTTAGGACACCTGTTGTTATCCAGGGAAATGGACAGCTTGGACAAGTCAGAGTAAGAAACCTCCGTCAGAGTCTCAGTCACACCGGACATACCAGCCAAACTGGTTGCAGGACCGGAGAACCGGACAACACCTGCACCATTGATCAAGTCGATCTGCAATGCATCTTCTGTGATCTCATTTGCACCACGGAGCATTTCCCGGGAGATATGAGAAAGAAGCTGATCGTCAGTATCGAAGTCCAGACTTTCCTGGGTGTACTCATCAAAGAAACCGAACTTGGCAAGCGTACCTTCCAAGTCAATTCTCTTATGACCAACCCTGTTGACCCGTCCACCAACCTCAGTCAGTGTGGGCATTTTACCGGCAATGGTTCCGATATCCTTACTGGAACCATAAAGATTACCAGAGTGGGGAACAGCAGTAGTATCCAAGGCTGCAGTTGTAGCAATCTCAGCACCTGTGTTATCATAGAACCTAAAACCTTTTACATAAGCTGCGCCAGCAGGAGCCATAGCAAGAATAGTTGCTGCTGCGTCAATAGCTACCAAACCAAGCCCACCACCTGCAACCGTACCTACCATCCACTGCCGGAGTTTCTCAGTAGCATCAGCTTCGGCAGCAGCACCATCAGCACCGATACCCGTAAACCATACTTTAAAATCGGCAGCAGTACCGTAATAAGGTGGGATATCGGGAATACCTCCACCGTCAAGACCCACTGCAACGGATGCCTCCACATAGTCGTTATCTGTGGCTGCACCGTTTGCATCAATACCCTGGTCATTTACATTGGCATCATCCAGCAAGGGTAGATAATGATACCGTTTGATTTTCTTACCCATATTCTTGGGCATGTTGATTGTACTGGCCTGGTTACCGAAATACCTTTCTTTGACCAGATCAATAAGAGCCTTTTTCCACCAATAATGCTCGGTTAGCTGTACACCTATGGAAGAGTTATTTCCACCACCGTAAATTGCTACCATTTGTCTTTTCCTTCAATTAGGGTTAACTGCGAAATAGTTTCTTGTCGAGTTTGGTAAACTCCTCATCAGACATATCAAGAGGATCTTTATGCTTAGTTGAGGCCGGAGCTTTAGCGGCCTTCACGGGCGCAGCACCTTTCTTCTTTGCAATCCTTTCAAGTTCTGCCTTTGACGGAGTTTCAGTCTTTTCTACGACCACGTTCTTAGGCCCCTTGCTGGTTGGTTTTTCAAATGCGCCTGCCTGCTCAAGGACATCTCCTATCTGCTTGTAGGCCTCAAAATCATTAACGCCAGTAAGTCTACCTAAACTGCGTTCGTATGCAACTGCCTCTGTGACCTTATCGAAAATACCATTGTCCACATGCCCATTGATCGTCTTAATGATTTCTGGCGTAGCAGCAAGCGCATCACAACTTGTGTCGTCCCATTCTTTGGTAATGATATTGAGAGTACGACTGTAAGACGGAGTTGATCGAATGTCTTCAAGCACTCCTTCTAAAGCCATCTCTGTGTCAGATACCTCACGCTGGGTTGGCGAGTAGTTACTTTCCTTTTTGACATCTTCTACCATGTCCAAAGGGTCCATCCCACTATCTTTCAAAAGCTTTGTGATTGCCTCGGGGTTCTTGTTATTGAGGTCAATCAAGTAATTCAGTTGCTTCTGGTCCATTAGACCATTCTTTTCCAGGAGCTTTAACATCTTCTTCTGAGGTTTTAATGCCTGCATATTCTTATGGTAATTGGCTCCCATCTGCATGAGACTCCGTGCATCATCACCATTTTTAGCCTGCATCTCACTACCATTGGCTTTGAAGGGAGCAAGTAGTTTCTCATACTCCGCTTTGTAGTCAATGACAACCTCTTCTTTTTCTGGATCGGGGGCAGCAGCAGACGCATCAAGGTCCTCTTTTTTTACATCAGTTTTGGCCTGATCGTCTGCTGTGCCGTCCTTATCTTTGTCTACATCATCCACTACTGTGGTGTCTGCACCGGTTTCGTCTTTGTCCTTATCTGCTTCAAGCGCAGCAGCATCCTCTGCTTTCTGTGCCTCTTCTGCAGCCAGTGCCGCAGCTTCGTCAACTTCCGGATCATTAACAATTTCCTCTTCTGCCTCTACTACTGGTTCAGGAGTTGGCAGTTTGAGGAAGTCCTCATCGGACATATTCAGTACATCTGTTTCCTGATCAGGCATGATTTACTCCTCGTCTTCAATCAGAGCAAGCTCTGCTTCGTGATTGGCCAGATCCATCTCTGCCCGCAAACCTTCGTTGATTCCCATCTTCATGAAGTTATTAAAACGACTGATACCGTTTAACTCAGCATCAATCCGAGTCTGTGCTTGCTCACCGGCAGCAGGAGGGGAAGCTTTAAACATGACAAGACCAAGTGCGTAGTCCTTAAGATACCCTTCCATAATGACTTTTTTAAAGAGTGGGCTCCTTTGCAGTTTCAGCATATCCTCTTTGACTTTAACTTTTGCTTGGGCTGCTTCAATACTAATCTGAATTTCTTGTTGTTCTGACATTGTGAATCTCCTGGGTTATTTGTTCTTTTTTGGTTTAGCTGCAACCTTTTTTGGCGCAGGCTTTGCTTTTGACTCTGTTTTTGGTTTAACAGTAGCAGTCTTTTCTATTTTCTGCAAGTCCCTTTCTTGGTGTACACCGGACTCTTGCTCAACAAAATCTAAATCCTTCGCATCTGCTGTACTACCAAGGTCACGAGCTTTTGCTTGTTCAGTACTAATCTTAGCTGTATTAAGAGCTGACTGACTGATCTCCCTGGTTTCCTGCATTCCGTTCAATTCTGCAGAAGCATGGTGTTTAGCAACCAGTGCAAGTTCCTTAGCAATTTGTGCCTCAAGTAACTTCATCTCAAGTTCAAACTTAGCCTCTGCTTTAGGATCTGGCTGTGGTTGATACTCTTCTATCTTCTTCGCCATATCAGGCATCTTCCTGAGTCGAGCAATATCAGACAGGAGCATCTTACGCATATCAGGGTCCATGTTCACATCGGTCTGAAGCATGAAGGCCAATTCCTCTGCTTGCTTATTATCTTCTTCAGCAGTAGAGATGGTCAGTGTTAAATCATAGTGACCAGCGAGGTCATCTCTCCGGACTGTGACAAACTTCTCATTGGTGATTCTGACAACCTCTTCCTCAGATAACCATTCAGAGTTCATGGAGATGAACTTGTGGCCAATCTTCACCATACCGGAAGCACACCTACGGAGGATACTTGTCTCACGTTTACTGGCAGCATCAAGAGCACTCCTACCATTCTTTACAGACTCACCCAGAGAAGCTCCAGTGATTCCTGAGCTGTAGGCCTTAATGGCTGACATACTTTCGGCATCATTAGTCTGCATGGTGATCATATTGAATACTGAACCAGGTATCTCAGGATAGGTGTGAGTATGTATCCCCTGTCTTGGATCCTCATTGGAGTTGAACTTGTAGTTATCACCACGATCAAACTTCCGCTGATTGGTTACATCCAGTAGACCGTTCTTGAAGCCGGTCTGCCCGTTGGCTGCCTTACCCATAAGATCCACTGCACCACGGGTAACTGCACCAATGATCTGCTGATTCTCAAAGAGTAATTCGCCATCAGGTTCACCGAATAACGATTTACGCATGGGCATGTAAGGTACACTTACAAATGGGTGTTTCCTGTCAGGGAAGGGGTTCTCCTCAAGTCTGATCATTACAGTCCCGACCCAAAAAGCAACAATGGGTTTGGTCATACCGGAACCATCAATATCCCAGTTACCCCAGTATGCGTGGACAACGAACTGTTTCCTGGGTTTATCGGTGAAGCCAAAAGACTCAACGTCTTTTGTCTCCTCGTAATCAGGATTAGAAATTGGGTCAGTATCGGATACATCAAGATGATCAAGGTTGACATACCGTCCATCTTTCCTCAACTCATCAAGGTTGGACTTAAACTTCTCACCCACAAAATTGGCTTTACTTAGATCCCCATTACATGACGGGTCCATAATCATGTTAGCGGAGATACAGACCTCTACTGTCGGTTGATTAACAGTTTCAACCATCTTGGTTTCAGGCTCTTCACCTGTCTGTTCAGGCATGAGGATCTGTCCTGTAGTCATAAAAACCTCAATGGCTTTCTCAATTCCAGGATTGGAGTGCTCGTAGAAGAGATCCTTGTTAGTAGAACTCAACTGAGCAAGCTGCGTATACTGCTGAGCCATCTGTTGATATTGTTCTGGATCTACGACCTCAGTATAGTTATAAGTGGGAACCATAGAAGTGATCTCTTCCTCTTCGGTCAGCCAACCTACTTTACATATAACCGTACCAAGATCAACAACATCCCGCACAAACGCGTCAACGAAAGCAACCCGGTCAATCTTATGATTGAATTGGTTATTCAATATCTGAGAGTTCTGTATAGCCCGTGACCTATCTCCAGAAGAGGTAGGTAGAACATTAAAGATATCCGGTGAACTAAGAAAGGGTTCTGATAAACCCGGGTACCTCCACTCTGCTTGTTTCCTAATTAACTTAGGAGCAATAGAGGACCTTCCCTTAACTGTCTTGGGTTTAGCAGTACCAGTAACCATGAGATTACTTAACCATCTTTCAACATTCCGATTGTGAGACTGTTGGTCTTGATCTGCATTATCCAGATCAAGTTTCAGGTTCTCCACAGAGGGTTCATTCACCCAACCAGGCTGGAGCCTTTTGGTTAATTCGGTATTTGTCTCCGACTCTTTTGTCATATTTCACCTTAGTAGTTACTGGTTTGGTGGCAAGTATATCCGATAAGTTAATGTTTGTCTATAGGTAATTACTACTCTACCCACAATGATAAGTACAAGCTATCATTTTGGTGTCCTTAGTTTCGTCTATCCAAAACACACTTTCTAAGGCTTTGGCGACTGTATAATTATGCAGTAGATCATCTGATTGCTTCATACCTTTTCCAGGTGTATTTGATGTGCAAATGTAATCCCCGATTTCAATATCCCCACCTTCTGAGCAAATATTGATTCCTCCTTCCCCCAGGGCGTTGATTTCTATTACACGGTATTCTCGACTCTCAATTACATCTATGATATTATCCGGATGCAGCCCTGTTCCTTTCTTTTTTTTGATTGCTTTGGTTTTGGGTGTGTATTTGTACCCATCGTTGACTATCTCCGCATCCCCTTTTTTAACACTTCTGTCTGGATTGTCTTCCTCTTCGATAATGGTTCGCTCATTGATCGGAATTTTATTAAAAAACCGTTTATCTTTTTTGATATGTGCCATAGCCCCTGATTCTGCGATATTTGTTGTCTTATCCACACAGGATACAACCCCGATTGCAGCTTTATCGAAGCTTGTTGTTGAGCGTGTAAGGAATGGAGATGCTTCATTGACTGAGAGGAGTAGAGAGCCTTCCGAACATACGATATCACCAACACTGTGAGTCATCTTTGAAAATCCCAAGTGGCTCCCGGTAAACGGAGAATACCCTCCCAAGGCATAGCATTTTTGATCTGTTTTAAACCCCCAATACCCACTCGTCTCAGTTGTCTCACCTTCAACCGCCCAACCACCGGACTTACCCTTAACCCCACTCCCGCCTGAAGCTCGACCATAGACACCCTTGCCGTTTGTAGCCACACCCTCTACACCAAAACCAAGATTACAAAGACCCTGCACGCCGAAGCTACTGGTATTAGTTCCGTCTGACCTACCGACAACACCGCCGCCGAAGCCTGTCCATGTGTTTACCCCGCCGATAGCAAATGTTGAATTTGATGTGGTGGTGTAGTTTTTAAAAGTTGAAAACCCCGCTGAGTTAGAGTCCGAACAATAAAACTTGGCAGTTGACAGGGAGTCAGCGTGCATTTTTGGTGCCGTCACTGCCCCAGCCCTAATGGAGTTTGCGAGAATTAAACCCGTTCCTATATACCCCCCCACGATCAATGTTCCCGACGCCAACCCGTTTACTTTGGTTGTGTCCAGTGCTATGTTGACCGATGTTTGATCTGCTAAGGCATTCGTACATTTAGCTGCTGACAAAGCAGTAGGTAGTACACCTGTTACACCGGAACTCGTAAGGACTATTTTACCCGCTGATATAGCTGTGGACGCCACTTTTCCATAAGTTGAACCATCAGCTATATTGTCAAGCGACCCTGTACAAGATGACAATAAAATATGCCCTGCTGATATAGCTGTGGTCAGAACCTTACCGTAAATTCCATTGGCTATATCGTCTAAATCGCCTGTACAAGAAGAGAGTAAAATATTACCCGCTGATATAGCTGTAACATTTACCCTACCATAA